ATGATCGGCAAAGCCATAGAAGCCGCGCCGCCAGGCACACTCACAGTCCGTTTACGTTTGAGTCAATAGATGATGGCATCAATTGCAAAAGTAACTATCGATCGAGCTCGCGCAACGCAGTCCTTGCGGATGGCCAATGGTCTAGTCAGCCAATGGCTCTCGGTGGGCGAGTTCCGAAGCTGCTTTTGCGTGGCAAGCCAGTCAGTTCCATCGGCATGGATCATCGAAGGTCGTTTACCCAACGGCGATAACGTTCAACTTGCCAGTTATGAAACCGACTTGTTTGATCCGGCCAACCCACGCTACGGCACGATGAAGGCCATGTGTGGGCTGCCAATTCGATTCGTTGCGTCAACACCTCAAACGAACGCGCGATTGTGGGTGGTATTCAAGAGTTAGCGACGACTACCGCTGGCCCGCACCAGGGGCACGAGTTGGGCCTCGGCTCTCCAAACGATCCTTGCGTTTGCGGTCCAGCGTTATTCGTCACCATCAATAGTTTTAGCAACGAGCTCAATATGATTCATAAACAATTGATTTCAGCCTGTGCACTGATGCTGTTCGTATTGGCTGGCTGCGATTCGGGCGTCGTCAATGTTCGTGCATTACCAACGCCTGAGCCGGAGCAGCCGCCAGCGAACCTGCCAGTGCAATTGCACCAGCGCAATTGGACGGGTTCGCTTGGTCAAGGGAGCTGCGTTCATGCCTCGCTCGTGAACCATCTGCGTTGGCTTAACAGATTCGAGCTTGGCGAACGCTGGCGAACGACCTATGCCGACGGCGAGTGGGACTCACGTCTGCGTGATCGCCTCGATGCGGCTGGCATCGACTACAGCTACACGCTCAAAGCCGATCCCCGCTTCCTGGATTGGGCCAGCGCAACCAGGCGAGGAGCGATCCTCTGGTGGAAGCCGGCGCATTGCTGCACGTTCGTCGGTTGGATCGAGCGCGATGGGAAGCAATACGCAGCGATTCTTGACAACAACTATCCGGGGCGATTCGAACTCACGCCTCGTGAACAGTTCATCCGCTTATGGGCAGGCTACGGAGGCTTTGCCTTAACTGTTCTCAATGATCCAAGCAGTTCACTGCCTTACCAAAGTTATGAGGTTCTGTAATCACCATGATCAACGATACGATTCGAATTCGCTTAAGTTTAGGCCTGATCGTGGTGGCAATCGTCCACGCGATTCTCCTGGGGGTTGTCCTAACGACCGTTCACTATAAGCCGGTCCAAGCACAATCTCAGCAACGTTGGAGTGTGCCGAGCCATCAGCCATCGGTGCCGAGCGTCGGTGCAATTGAAAAGCTTGAAGAGCCGCAGTCGGTGAACTTGCAGGCCCAGGGAGAAATCAAGCAACAGATCCGCAACTGTCCGCCGAATTGCCTACCACAACGCGTCTATCCCGCGCCGGTGGTAGTTCAGCCCACAATCGTGCAACCGACCGTCGTTACGCCAACTGTGACGCCTACAGTGGCCCCACCGGTACCTGCTACGCCCAACTTCGCAGACGCAACGCAGCCAGCTAAAGAGCCGCTGGTTGTTACGCCAGTCTCTAACCCTGCTTCCCCTCCACCGAAGAAGAGTTACCAGATCGCCCTGTTCGTTAACGCCGATGCGACAAGTCAGCGACTCCAGGAGTGGTTCACGCAGAACAAACAGCTAGCAGCGCTCAAGGAAAGCTGTGAATTCCAGGTCTACACAGCGACCAATGCAATCTACAAGACGCGTTACGCCGACATTGTGCCCGCGGAGCAGTTCCCTGTTGTCCTGTTCCAAGATGCGACTGGCGGACACATCCATGCAGCTGGTCGATCGATGATTCCGAGTACCCCAGAGGATCTCTATTCAGACCTCCGTCACGGTTACTTGCTTTACAAGCAAGCCAAGCAGGCACAGAAGACCGGGGCGGTCAAAACCAAAGGCTACTCCTGGGACGATGCGATCACCCCAACGCTCTATCTATCGGCTGAGGATTGTCCCGATGGCTACTGCCCGACGCCACCCTCTGAGGATCGTCGGCCTCTGGATCGAGTCCGCGACTTGTTCGATGGCGCTAAAGACACTCGCAACGCACTGATGTGGCTCTCAGCGGGCGAGATCGCAACGGTCGCGCTCATTGGAATTGCAGCCGTGTTGCTGGTATTCATTTTGATCAAACGCGGCATTAGCTGAGCGCTGCCCTAACCCAATCCATCTTCCTAGTGAGGTTCTAATCAAACATGTTACTAACTATCGCCATCATTGTGGTCGTTGTCCTTCTTGCAGTCGCTCTCCTTCCCGTGAAGAAACGCGAACCAGAGCAACTCAGGCAAGCTTCGCCGGTCGCCTTCCTAACCCCAGAGCCAGCAAAACCAGTTCGCCAAACAACGGTTCGTCAGCAACAGCTCGATGAAGAGGCGACCGCCGTTGCCTCTGAATACCAACGACGCGCTGACGCAGTTTGGTTGGAGGAAGTGCGTGGCAAGGCATCGAAGCTGCTCAGTGGGGAACAACGATGATCGGCTGGCTTCTGTTTTTTCTTGTGTCGCTAACACTGTCGTTTGTATTCGGAACGATCACCGGATTCTACATGCGATCAGCAGCCGATCCGGCTCGGATTGGAACTGCTGCGATTGGCTCAATCACAGGCCTTTTGTTGCGACTATTCCCAATAAAAAAGGAAGAGTCATGACCGACATGCTTCAGAAAGGCCAGGAGTGGCTTGCCTCAAAACTCACCCAACACGCATCTCGCCAAGTTGTATATCGCCGAGGGGAACTGGGAGTCACGCTCCAGGCAACCATCGGCAAATCGATGTACGACCAGGACGATGGCGAGGGCATTGTGACTCGCAGCCAGGTGCGCGATTTCCTGATTGATACCTATGCACTGCTATCGTCGATCATCGGAACGCTGCCACGCCGAGGTGACACAATCGTGGAGATCGATGGCGAACACACCTTCATCTTTGAAGTGATGGCCCTTGGTGGCGATCCACCTTGGCGCTACAGCGATCCATTCCGTTTGAAACTTCGAATCCATACTAAACAAATCGAATCCCATCCGTCATGACGACAGTTTTACAAGTTGCCGATAGCGTAACCGCCCAGCTCAATGCCGCCGATTTCGATTTTGAATTCGTTGCCGAACGCATGTACGTTCCCAACTTCGACCTTGAAGACATGAAGGAACTCCGCGTAACCGTTGTGCCTCGCGATGTTGAACTATTTCCTCACGACCGCGCCCACAACAAATACCACTGCCGCGTTGATGTAGCTGTACAGAAGAAGTTTTCAAAGGGAACCAACGAAGAGATCGATCCGCTTGTGGATCTTGTGGAAAAGATCGCTGATGAGTTTCGCTTGAAACGGCTCGATTCGTTTCAAGCCGCAAGGTGTATCAAAGCAGAACACGCCGTTCTGTACTCCAGCGAACACTGGGAGCAGTTGCGTCAGTTTACAAGTTTGTTGACATTAACCTTTGAACTGGCGCGATGATCAAGATCACGGTCCGAACTCAATTCGATAAGCAGAAGCTCAAGAAGAAGGCGGAAACAGCGACCTTCACTTCTCTGAGCGAAGCTGGCGGTGCGGTTCGAAAGACGGCCAAGCGGAGCATTCGGAAACGTAAGAAGGCATCGAAGCCTGGAAGCCCACCGAATACACAGACAGGCATGCTCAAGCGAGTGATTCGCTACGACGTCACCAACAACCGAACCGTTGTCGCAATCGGTCCTGTGAACGAGATCGCTGGACGTATTTGGAACTTGCATGAATTCGGTGGCGTGGCAACTAAGCGTCGCAAGCTCAAGCCTCATCGATTCAAGGTTGGTGAGCACGGTCCGATTCGCGCCATACAACACGGAAGCAAGACCAAGTTTGCGAGGATTGAACTGCGAACCGGAGCTCAGGCGAATCGAGCCACTCGTCTAATTGCAGAAGAGAACGAGCGACGCAGTGACAACAAGCCTCGCCATTATCCCAAACGACCATTCATGAAGCCGGCACTGGAAGCCAATCGGAGTCGGCTCCCCACGTTCTGGGCCAACTCAGTCAAGTAAACGTTCGCCATAAGGAATCACTCACAATGCCAGAAGTCAAACTCGGTCTCGAAGCCATCCTCACTATCGACGGCGTCGAGATCACCAACGTCAAGGATTTGACAGTCAGCCTCGAGAAAGCCGAAGCCGATGCTAGTACTCGCGCGAACAACGGCTGGCGTGCCACTGTGGGAACACTCAAAGATGCGTCAATCGAGTTCGCGGTGCTCAACAAAGAAGGTGACTCGGCCTTCGGTCTGCTTCAGGGCCTGTGGAGCAGTGGCGATCCTTGTGATGTCGGCATCAGCGACGCTGGTGGAACGCTCACACTGACCTGCGAAGTGATGAACTTCAATGTCAATCAAAACCTGGAAGAGGTCATCTCCGCTGACGTAACTCTCAAGCCGACGCAGTCGAGTTCCGGTGGTGGCATGAATGTGGGACCTGGCTTGGCTGGTCCTTGATCGCTGGCGTTGTCATTCGAAATCACGGATTAGTTGTACTCAAGGAGTCATCATGCAGAAGTTTGTAGACCGCGCCGGTCGCATTTGGATTGTGGATATCGACAACACGACGTTGCGCCGCGTGAAGACTCTCACCGGCGTGCATCTGCTGGAAGCGATCGACGGTGATTTGATCACGCGACTCTCGACCGATCCATTGCTCCTAGGCGATGTGCTCTTTGCAATCTGCAAGCCGCAAGCGGACCAGCAACAGATCACCGACGAAGCCTTCGGCGAGGGGCTCGCTGGCAATTCGATCGACGATGCAACCGGAGCACTCCTCGAGGCGTTGATCAACTACTTCCCGGAGTCGCGACGCCGTCTTCTGCGGAAGGCGGCCGAGAAGCAGAAGCTGATCGAAACTCGGGGGATCAGTGCGATCGAGAAGCGACTGGACGATCCGAACTTGGTCGACAAGCTCGTCGAAGATCTCGAACGCAAGCTCGCTGTGCCGATATTGAGCGACTCATCGTCCGACTTGCCGGCATCGTCGGAGTCGATCCAGGTCCCTTAACACTTCGCCAACTTGTGCTGATGGCTGAGGCCAGACGCCAACACGATTGGAATGTCGCGAGCACGATCATGGCACTGATGGCCGAAATGAATCGCGATCGCAAGAGGCGTCGCAAGCCATTCAAGCCCGACGACTTCAATCCCTACGCAGACCAAAAGCCAATCGTTGCTCGCGGAACTGTTGAGCAAGCAGCAGCGATGCTCGGTGCTAACTTTCAACCAAGAACGTCAGAGTCGCCATGTCCCAAGTCAGAGCTGGAGGAGCCTACGTCGAGCTGACCGCGAGGAGCGCCCAGTTCCTCAAGGGACTCGAAGCTGCGCAAAAGCGGCTCAAATCGTTCGGTGCGTCCACGAGACTGGTCGGCACCAAACTCACAGGTCTTGGTGTCGCGGCAGCCGCACCTGTGGGAGCTAGCCTCGCCGTCTATACAAGTTTCGATGATGCGATTCGGGCCGCTGGTGCAGCCGCCAATGCAACGGGGGCGACATTGGAATCGCTTCGTAACAAAGCCAAGCACCTGGGAGCCACAACCAGCTTCTCGGCCAGTGAGGTTGCTTCTCTGATGACTGAACTCGGTCGAGCCGGTTTCTCTCCCAAGCAGATTGAAGAGATGACCGGTGCGGTCATGAATCTAGCCAGAGCCACTGGGACAGATGCAACCGTTAGCTCGGGGATCATGTCAGCCACGATCCGTCAATTCAGCTTGGAAGCGACCGATGCTGTGCGAGTCTCCGATCGATTGACCGCAGCGGCCAATATGTCCTTCAACTCGGTCGAGTCCCTTGGGGAGGCGCTGCAGTACGCTGGTCCCGTGGCAGCTGATGCCAACATGAGCCTCGAAGAAACACTGGCTATTCTTGGAACGCTCGGCAACCTCGGCATTCAAGGTAGTGAAGCCGGTACCGCGTTACGTCGATTGCTCACCCTGAGCGCGGCAGAGTCTGAGAAGTTTCAAAAAGTATTCGGCGTTGCGACTAAGGATGCCCAAGGGAATGCTCGCGACCTTGTGGACATTCTTGGTGAAGTTGCCACTGCATCAGCCAACATGGGAACTGGTGATCGCGCCCAAGCCTTCAACGAGGTCTTCGGTTTGATGGGCATTACCAGTGCTTCGGCCATTGGAAAGACTGTCACCGACACCAAGAAGCTGCTTGCCGACCTGAAGAAGTCAAATGGTATCGCCGACAAGACCGCACGCGATATGGATGCTGGGATCGGTGGCGCGTTCCGAATCTTGAAAAGCTCGATCGAGGGCGTGGCCATTGCGATCGGCGAATCGCTCGACCTCTCAGTCACAAAAATGATGAACGCAATCTCTCGGGCTCTCTCCGGCCTGATTGAATGGATTGGCAAGAACCAGGAAGTGGTCAAGAAGGTCGCTCTCATAGTTGCCGGTGTCGTTGCTGTCGGCGCGGCTTTCATCGGTATTGGCAGCGCTGCTGGTGTGGCCGCGTTCGCTGTTGGTGGGCTAGCTTCGATGTTCTCACTAGTGGGAACAGCGATCGGTGTCCTGGTAACCATGATCGGCGCTCTGTTCACACCTATCGGACTTGTTGTCGCTGCAGTTGCCGCACTGGGTGCCTACTTCGTCTACTCATCCGGCATCGCTGGCGAAGCGATCGAGTATTTGAAAGGCGTCTTCGAAACGCTGAAGGCTGATACGATCAAAGCCTTTGGTGCGATCGCCAACGCGCTTGCTGCCGGAGATATCACCGCAGCAGCCAACGTTCTGTGGACCTATCTCAAGCTGCAGTGGATCAAAGGCACAACCTATCTCAAAGGAGTGTGGGCCGACTTCACCAGTTACCTGTCCGATGTTTGGGGCGACACCGCTTATGCGATTGGCGATGTGCTGATTAGTGCCCTATCAGGACTTGCAAGCGTATGGAATGCGACGCTCGGTTTCATGGCAGATGGTTGGACAATCCTCACGACCTCGGTACAGAAGGGGTGGAACTCGACAATCGGATTTCTGAAAAAGGGATTCATTCGATTGCGTGAGCTGGTGGATATCGCCGGCGATGTTTCTGTGCAAATTGGTGGCGTGCTCATCAATGCGCTTGCAGGCGTAGAGACCGCCTGGGTCGAAACGATTGACTATCTTGCCGACACATGGTCGGTATTCGTCGCGCAAGTCAAATCGATGTGGAACTCGACCGTCGGCTTTCTGCGCAAGGCCTGGATCAAGCTGAAGTCGCTATTCGACGATGATGTGAATGTCGAAGTTGAAATGGCCAAGATCGATAAGGAGATCCGAACGGCCGACGAAGCTGAAGAAAACAAGAAGCAGCAAGCCATCGCCGATCGCATGAAGCGGCGCGACGCACGCAAGCAACAGATCGAATCCAATCGTGTGCAAATGCAGGAAGGAATCAAGCAGCAGCTTGTGGAACGTCGCAAGGCCCGAGCGGGGCGTGATATTGATGCCGAGATGGCTGTCATTGATCAAGAGACGGAAGCGAAGAACAAAACTGTTGATGCATCGAAAGAGGAGCAGTTCAAAGAGAACGAAGCGGCGGGTCTCACACGACAAGAGACTATCGATGACACGTCCGCTGGCGTTCAAAAGAATCTTGATCAGATGCGTGAAGAGGCTCGCATTGCACGCGAAGCCGGTCGCCAGTCGCCAGAAGATCGTGCAAAGGAGCGTGACCTGCAAGTAGCCGCAGCTCAAGCGGAGTTCGATGCGGCCGTAGAAACAGCCAACGCAGCCAAACCCCAAGAACCAGCTCCCGCTAAAGAACCTGGTCCTCCGCTTCCCGATATGCCAGCTCCTCCGAAGCCCGGGGCTCTGAAGGTTCCCAAAGTTGAAGTGGATGGCATCAAAGATCCAAAACTGAAGCCGCCCAAGAAGAAGGATCTTAAGCTTGGTCTGGATCGGTCGGCTAAGGATTCAATGGATCGATTCTCCGATGGTCCCGAGGAGCCGACGGAGAAAACTGAAGCGGCTGGAAACTTCGATAGTCGTGGACTCGGTCTTGGTAGCGGCGCATCGCTCATTCCCGTGATCGAGCCTCCTGATCAGAAAGATAAAGCCGATCCGGATGGCGTCGATGCTGACGTGAATGCCGATGCTGACGCGAATGATCCAGAACTTGAAGTTCCAGAAGTTAAACCGGAACTCGGTCTGCAGCCAATGGACGCTGAAGTATCGTCGCCCGAGGATTTCATCGAGCCGACGGCAGTGGATCAAGAACCTTCTCTAAATCTCGAATCGATCATGGCATCCTTTGCAGCGGTTCGGGTGCGTTTAGAGGAATTCGATGCTGCATTATCGCAAAGCGTTGCGAGGCTGCAAATGCCGCAAGTCGCCGGCGAAGGTCTCTCGGACGATGTGAAGCGAGCCATCATTCAAACGGCTGAGAATACATCTCAGCTTGCCGAACGCGCACGCACGGGAGGCTTTGTGTTCAGCTGATGGGATTCTCAAGCGGTGGTTACAACTTCGAACTGGCTGCGCTTTCCAAAAAGGCGACGCGTGGCAAAACGACCTCGGACACGTTCGTCTATGTCGGCACCAACGGTGGCTCGGTCGATCCGGCTGGCGCTGCGGATGCCGTGCTATCGTACTATCGAGCCACTCAACGTGATCTCATTCCATTTCTGCAAGTTGATGGCGAATACATCAACGAGAAGCATGCTCTTGTCACCGCTTCGATCAACAAGACCAAGCTTGATCCCGTTTCCTTCAATACTACTGGTGCATCAACTCACCTGAATCAGTCCCTCTTCACACGTGGTATCTATGCCGCGCCTGGAAAGATCGCTCCGAACTATCGCGGTGCAATAGGTGTAAGCGACTCGGGCGTTTCTGGCGTAGATGTAACGGTGCCCGCGTTCGAGTTCTCAGTCCGCAAAAAGTTTGAGTTTGTCTCGACCCAATACCTTCTCGCGATGGTAGCCATGACAGGGCGAGTTAATTCGACTGGCTGGTCGATCTTCGCACCAGGTGAAGCCTTGTTCCTAGGTGGTGAAGGTGGCGAGGATGAACAGAACTGGGTTGATGTGACCTATCACTTCGCGGCGCGACCCAATGAGGTGAACTTGCGAGTTGGAAACATCAACGGTGTCGCTAAGCGAGGTTGGGACTACCTCTGGGTCAAACATGGTGAAGAGGTTGTCGGCGATCGAGTCTTGCAAGTTCCTGAAGCGGCCTACGTCGAGCAGGTTTACCCCGAAGCGAACTTTAACGCATTGGGGATCGAGTAATGGCGAGGCGTGTTCGACCAGGCGAGAAACTCAATATCACGGCAGCGGAATACAACCGTCTGCTGGCGGCCGCTGACGCTATCGCTCGCGACCGTCTCTCGGGTGGCGGAGGAAGCCGCACCCACGTTCGCGACGCTGCCACCGTTCGCGTTCACTACCAAAGTACGACCACTGTGCCCATCGGTGGAATCGTCGGTTTTAACGCACCTCTAGGCGATCCTGACGTCGACAATACAGCACTCGCTCGCTTTGTACGTGACGCTACGATCCAGTCGGTGCGTCCAATCGCCGACGAACACACAGGTCGATTCGGTGTGGCCATCGAGCCGATCGCCGAGGACAAAGTCGGTCGAGTGGTATTCGCCGGCGTCGTCGCTGCCCGTGTGACTGTTCAGGAGACCTGGCATC